CGACATCAACTTCTTCACTTATATATTTAGAAATTGCTCTACTTAATTTATTATTTACTACATCTTTATTTTTAACAAGAATTGGAATTTTTACCGTTGCAATTTTATTTTCTCTAATTTTTTTGGATGCTATATATATTTTTTCAATATCATAATTATACACACTTTTAGAATTTTCATATTCATAAAATTTAGATGAACATAAATATATAATAGGTGATTTTGATTCACTTGTCTCTTTAACTTCTTCAAATGAACAACTATCTTTTCTTTCTCTCTTTTTTACATTTGATTTATAATAAACAGTAATATCACTGGCACCAGTTGCTGCTGTTTGAATATCACGCATTTTTAAATAAGAAAATATATCATCTATCAAATCATCTTCATTTATTGAATCTTTTGAAGAAATACTATTTATATTTTCATTAATTAAATATCTTTCTAATTTAACTATTTTACCATTATCATCTTCCTTATATCTTGTAAATATTTCGGGTAATCCCAATGCTATAACAATATCCCAATATGATTCAAATAATTGTGTTCCAAAATTTTTATTTTCTCCTTTTTTATAATCAAATATTGATTTAGTAGGTGAAGTATCACTTTTTAGTAAATCTATTAATAATTCAAATCTTGTTGTTAAAGTATTTGGAAATTCTTTTCTTGATTTTTTATTCATATTACGAATTTCATATATTCGTTTTTCAAGAGCTTTTAAATCTTTTAAACGTTCCTTTGTACATGGATCATATAATTCTAAACAATCTTCTCTCGTCGGGGCAACATCCATCTATAATGTTCATATAAACAAAAAAAATTGAACCAGTAAAACCAACATCCATAATTATTACAAACCTCTACAACCGATTACAAAATGGATGTAAAGAAGGGATGCGATGCCTGTAAGCCGTTTCGCGAAGGATTCAATAAGATGGCAGAAAGTCTTGCGAGTAATAAAATTTCTACCACCATCTTCACAACTATCCCCATGATTTCTATGATTGTTGCTCTTATCTACTTTGAAACTTCTTTCAATACTATTTATTTTAACAATCAACCATATCAAATCACAGCGTATAAATATATTATTCTTTCACCAGTGATAGTTGTTAGTAGTCTAACATTTATCTTTGGTGCTCTTGCTCTTCTCGCTATTAAGTTTGAACTCCAGAATCTTCTTGGATTCTGCTCTTTTGTCTATGCCTCTATCGCTTATTGGGCAATCATTAATATTCTCATTATTATCTTCTGTATGGTTCCTTACTTTGCTACAACTGTTATCGGTTCGATTCTTGCTTGGTCTATCCCTTCTACTTTCATTTGGCTCTTCACATCTGCTATTATGGATGCTCATAGGGTGTCTGTGAATAATGCGATTAGTGGGTTGCCATTGGCTGATACTATTATGGTTTAAAATATTCACTAATCAATAACTTTCTATCTTCTTCATAAACTCTAAATCCTTTTCCACATAATACAATATGTTCTCTAGAAACGGCCATAATGTATAAAATAGATTAAATGGAGTATCAAATTTTATTTTATATGAAACTCTCCATTCATATAAGCATTCTTTAAAATATTTTTCACTCATTTGATATTGTGTTTTTCCAGACAATTTATTTAATTCTTCTCTTGTTTTTTTATTAAGATCATGATATTCTTCTACTGAATCATAATAATCACATACTCTTATAGGAATCCATTCTCCTATATCTATAGAAGTTTTATTTTTTTGAATAAAATCTTCTTGTAGTGTTCTATTTAAAAATATATTATTTGAATTTTTTATAGAATCGTATAATTTATTCTCCCATTTATCTTGAACTTCATCACAATAATAACATCCCCAATTATAACCATAATGTTCTTTTCCTTCATGTATTTTTAAAATTTCTGGGTCATCACAAAATTTTTCATCTTTTTTAGATAATGTTGTTTTTACAATCTCTTTTGCTTCTTCATAATGTGATATTGGAAATATTTGAGCCCATTGTTCTATAATTTCTGGTTTAATGGCTGAAGTACTATAACAACGCCAATCAATACCTTTTAATAATCTATCTGATATATATTTTAATGAAAAACGAATAAATAATTCATTTCTATTTTCTTTTAAATATTCATTCCACCATTCTTTTAATATATCAATATTATTATAAATATATTCAGATAATATTCTACAACTTTTTATTAAATACATCCAATTCTTATTATATACACTTTTTTCATTATTAAAATGTTCTATATTCTCATAAAGTTCATTCCATTCGTTTAATATAGTCTGTATTTCTTCAAAGGATTTTGCCATAAATATATAAAGATTGTACTCTTTATACACGTAAAAATACTAGAAGGGTATTTACTCAATATAAATAGATGGAAATGAATCCAACAATTTTAAAATTTACAACACCTCATTATAAATTTGAACTTATACTTACTGAGACTAGAAAACCATTTCATACTTTTCATTTTCGCGTTGGAGATGAAAAAAAACCATGTCTTGATGGAAATATTATATTAGAAAATAATACTAAAAATTCTAGATATAATTCTGTTGAACATTCAGCGAATTTATTTAATATTAATGCTCTTCAAGAATGTTCTCTTGATGATATTACGGATGACTATTTAGAAAAATATAGTTTCGGAAAAGAACTTCTAGATTCTATAACATTTTTTATTAATTCACAATTTCCAACAATACACACGATTGGTTTTAGCGACTCAAGTTATATACCATGTATAAGGGATTCTAATGAAACTCTAGATCTTTTAATATATTCTATAGCACTTTACAAGAAAACATGGTATGAACAAAAAATGAATGCTTATTTAAAACCAAAGGAAAAATATGATAAATATCATAAAGAAATAGAAATATATGCTTCAAAAGAAACAAAACAATCAATTGAATTTGTAGATATATATAAACTTATATTAAATGGGTCTCAATTTACTGTAAATATATTTGATACACAATATAATGAATTTGAAGAAATATTTAAAAAATCCGAAACTTTACCAGATTTTTTCAAAGAAATTAATAAAAGAATAAAACGCTCTGATAGATGTAGATTCTTTAAAGATTGGTTAGAATCATTTATAAATTCATATATATATATTGAGAGAAAATGGTATTTTGATTTATTTCCTAAAATAGAGGTAATAAAAAATAGTAATAGTAAAAATAAAACAAGGAAACGAAATATAAAAAATTGATTTTTATCCAACGTTAATGTACAGTATACCAAAAATGCTCCATACATTTTCAGATAAATCTACTCTCCATAAAATTAAAGCAAAAGAACTTGTAGGCATTCCAGTATGGAAAGGAAATCGTTTCATTGATTTGAATCACGCTGAAAAGATTAGTTCCGCAATTGGTGATTCTATTGATGAATTAGATAAGACTATGTTTCGTGTTGTGAAATACAAAGATGGTGATGTAGAGCAAAAATATCTCGTTGATGGTCAACATAGACAACATATTATTAAAAAGTACTATGAAGAATATTATATTCTTCCTATTAATTTTGATGTGTTAGTTCATGAAAAGTCTGTAGATTCTGAAGCAGATGCTATTGAATATTTTAATGCTATCAACAATGTAAAGCCACAACAAGACAACGACCCTAAAACTCTTCCTAATAAATATATCGTTGCTCTAGAAAAGAAATTTCCAAAACTTATTCGTCTTGAAGGAAAAACAACAAAGAGACCTTTTCTATCAAATGAATTGTTGAGAAAAATTCTTGAAGAAAATTCTAGTATGCTCAGACAATCCGATGAATTTGTAAAACGCTTTATTCAAAAAGTAGAAACTTGGAATAAAAAGAAAATTCAAGAATATGAACTTAATAATTCTATTGAAAAGAGAGATAGTGTTCTAGAATCTTGTATTAAGAAAAATTTTGTTCTCGCTTTTGATTCAAAGTTACCTTGGATTAAAGAATGTTTGACATTTTAAAAAATCGATGCTTCTTCACCATAATTTTTATTTCTAACGCAATAAAAATTGAGGTTTCTTCTTCACCATAATTTTTATTTCTAACGCAATAAAAATTGAAATTTTTTTGTTAAAAATATAACTATCACAAATGGCATATCGTATTCTTTTGAACGAAACACGCAAAGAGGCATGGCTTGATGTAAATGAAGAAATGGATGAAGAAGATATGAAGACGATTGCGTCTGAAGTAGTTCGTCATAATCCTATTAGCAGTCTTGTAGTGGATAAGACACAGCGTCCCACCGAGCATTCAGTTGTAACACCAATTCTTGTGAAAAAGATGTTTTCTATGCTTTAAAAAATTGATTTCATAAATCAAATAAAATCAGTATTATATAAAATGCCTATTATTACTCGTGAAACTCTTCAAATTCTTAAAAGGGATTATGATTATAAGCAATACAATCTAAAGATTGATTGGCTTGTAAATAAAATTACAAGTGATATAGTTGCTACTGCTAAATGTGGAACTTTAGAAAAACACTTTTCAATTAAAGATAATCTTCAAGCAACATATGATTATATGCATCATGGTAGTTATTCAAAAGATAATAATGTAGATATGGCTTTTATGGATGATATTCTATATAAACTAAAGCAAATCTTTCCAGATACTGATATTCAATTTCTGGAAACAATTAAAAATAATATTACAGAGCGAACTCTTATGGTGAAATGGGATTAAGAGGGATTAAGAGGGATTAATGATGTGTTAGAATAGAAACATTCCTTCTATCTGTTCTTACTATACTATTTCCAAGATTATTTATAGGTGATATAGGTCTCATTGGTCTTACTGGTCTTCTAATAGGATTTATATTGACTATTGTAGAGTTTTTTTCACTGGTTACTTCATCTTCTTCATCGTCAATATTTCTTATTAAAAGTTTCAATAATCTTCTATTACAACAACAAATATAATAAAATGATAACCAAAAATCATTTAATTTATGTTTTTTATCTCTATTTTCATATTCTTTTATAATACTCATTGGAATATTTGGAGCATTTGTTATTAAAGTATCCATTTCTTTTCTTTTTATATCAATAAATTTTATAGCGTTTGCTCTATGGTTGGGACTAATTGATATCATACTATCAATACTTCTTTTAAACGATGAATATTTTGTAGAAATCACTTTATGTTTGTCTGCGAGTGGTTTCCATGAAACTAGACCGTTAACATTTGTTAGAACTCCGCCGACTATCGCTGCATATCCAATTAGATATTTGAACCAAGTATTGTCTAGCGTAGATGATCCTAATACAGAACCACCACTAAAATAACTTAGCACTGCTATAAGAATTGTTAGAATCTGGGATTTTTGTGAAAACTTCGCACTCGCGTGGTAATGCATCCATCGATACGCTTCTGCCTTGCTTGCCCAGCCTTCTAGCAACTTTTTATTATCATCATTCCAAGATTTTCCATTTCCACTTAAATCTGTTGAAAGTTCGTCCATCTATTTATAACATACTACTATATGCGGCATACATTCGTTTTCCCAATTCTATACTACCAGTTTTATTAAAATGAACATGAGAACTTCTTTGAGATGGTAATCCAGTTGTATCAACATATTTAAAATTATTTGATGAATTTTCTGTTCCTATTTCTTGTAATGTTTCATTCATTTCAGTAAATCCTGGTTTATTAAAATTATTATGACTTAATCCTCCTATTAAAATTGGTGCGTTAGAATTTCCAATATTACTACGCAAAGTAGTAAGAAGATTAACAACATCAGTTTTATATGTTGCTTTATTTGTTGTATTTAAAGTATATGTTGTACGGGGATCTCTATTATTCTTTGTTCTTGGTTCTGTATGTGCATTTACTATATGTGGAGCATCTGATTCTCCTTGTTGCCAAATAATAGCAACAACTTTACTTGATGGATCTATAATTTGTTGTGCTGATTGAATACGTGTTAATGATAGATAATATAAACTATCATTTGTATTATTTATATACCATCTTTTATTAGTATGTCCATAAATATCAAAACGACCTAATACGCCGGTAGCACCCCATCCACAATTAATTAATAATATTTGTCTTCCTGGTGTTAATTTTCCAGCATCTTTATAGGCTCTTGCAAAACTAACACCAACACCATAATTCCTACTAAAAGCTCCTGTTTGTAAACTATCTAATCTTTCTTGTGCTGGTTTAATTGTAATATTATCATGTGCTAATTCTTGTATTAAAGGATCTATTGTATTGTTTTGATCAGCAGTATATGTGCTTGTACCTTCTACACCAGCACCAACCGCATTTGATTGACCAGCGATTACTATAATATCATATGCTTGTTGGTTTCCAGTTCCTTGAAATGATTCATTTGTATTTTTATATACTAATATTAGTGTTAGTATAACTACT